ATCAACGAGCGATAGTATATATACGGAGACACGCTGGCACGGGGGGAATGGCCCCCCTCGGCTGGTACTATGGACTATGGCTGGTAGGTTGGCAGGAGCTGGCGCGTGAGCGTGCGTTGAGCGTGTGACACGCTGGCACCACAGGGCCGAACCGAGACCTGGCGGGGCCGGGCGTGGTGGCGGCGGGGGAGACGGGGCCGACGGTAGTATGCACGGCCGCAACTACTACGGGGAGTACTTGCGGCGCCGCGTGAAAGCACACCACCAAAGAGAGATCCACCGAGCCGCCCGTGTCCAGTACCAAACAGCACCGGCCCGGCAGAGTGAAGGCTCTGTCCGGGCCGGGCCGATCTACGTCAGCTCTTGGCAGCGGCTGCGCGGCTGGCTGCTGACTTGTAGCACCAAACAGCACAACGGTGCTCACCGCACTCTTCACAACGAAACACGATCGTTCCTTCCTTCTCGCCTCGTGTCACCGAGGTGCGCAACTTGCGCAGCACTCACCATCGGCGCAAAGAAACACAACACAAGAGAGACGGACCCTTGCGCCGCGCCCAGGCGCGCCAAACAGTGAGAAGAGCGGAACAGCTCCGCAGCCGGTGACACGGTGAAACCTGAAAGAAGGAAACGAACATGAACTGGTACGAAAACTATGGAACAGACGACGGAGTGGTGCGAGCCACCGTTGACTACGACGCCGACCATGCATTCAGCGGGGTCTGGGAGTGCGGAGTGAACGACGAAATCGACGCAGCCGGAGTCGCACGAACTGAACTTGGCGAGGCGTTCGTCGAGCCACTGACGAGCGAGGACGTGGACAAGATCGGCCGAGAACTGGAACACCGCGCCGAGCTTGCAGAGGATGAGGCAGACACCACGACAGACGACACGGAAGCTCTCGCACTGCTGCGACGTGCTCGCAACTTGCGCAAAGCTGGCGAGGCTCTGCGCGTCAGTGACGAGACCCGCTGCTTCTTCTCGCAAATCATGGGCGACGATGAGGTGGAGTGGGCGCGGGAGCTGCTGGCTGCCTGGGACGAAGCTCACGGCGACCGCTCCTGGTCGGAAGAAGACGACGAGATGACCGGCGCGGTCACTGCGTACGAGCGCGCCCTGCGTGGCTCTCGCTCTGGATTCACGCAGATGGTGGTAGAGGCGACCGACGAGTGGCTGACGATCTCCTTCTCCGGGTACAGCTGCGACATCAGCGACGTATCGCTGGTGGTGCGACGCGGCGAGACTGTCGACGCCCTGCTCACCTGGGCGACCGACGCAACTCTGGGGCAGGTTGACGAGGCTCTGCGAATCGACGCCGAGCACCCTGGCGCACTGAATCGAGCGCTCTGGTGCCTCTCCGTTGCGCTGACGGAGCCAGACGCTGACGATCTGCTGGAAGCGGCTCGACTGCTTGGTCCAGTCGATCACGACACGATGCACCGAGTGGTGCAAACGCTGAACGCTCTGGAAGGAGCAGACGGGAACGACTGGTCTGGGAACTTCTCTGAACTGGTCCGCGCCTCTGCTCACTTCGCCCTCGTCGGCTGACAGCCGATCGCCTCGGCCCGCACTGGCGGCACCGGCTCACGACCGGACCGAGGCACGACCCGCAGACGCGGGCACACCGGTGACACGGTGAAACCTGAAAGAAGGAACATCATGGAAACGACAACGATCGCAGACGTGCGGCGAGTGTTCTCGCTGCTGGAAGCTGACGCAAAGGCAGCGGGACTGCTGCCAGATGGCAGGCTGCACCTGGAAGAAGGATCGGCGACGTACGGGCGCGCCTGGCGGCTCGTCTGGACAGACAGAGAGCCGACCAAGCACTCCGGGCGAGGCGCACACTTCCGACCACCACGTCCGCTGGAAGACTTCCTCGGCAGCACCAAACGTGAAGCGTACGAGGCGCTCGTGAACATGCGCGGACAGCTTGCGGACCGTGAACGCGCCCGCAGAGAGGCTGCCGAGCTGGTCGCCTCACTCACCGGCTCACAGTTGCAGACCTTCCGAGTCCTGCTCGCTGACGGTGGCCTCACGATCGGGGAGGCTGCCGCTGCTGCTCGCAAACTATGACAGACTCCGCACCGGGCGGCGCTGACCTGCTGGTCAGTCGCCGTCTGGCTGCTTGCGTTGGGCCGTCGAGCCACGACCCTCCACGTTTTCGCTGGCCGTCGAGCCACGACCCCCCACCACTGCGTCCCGCCACGCCCAAAGAAGGACGAGGTGCTCGTCCCTGAATGTGAGCAGCAGCGCCGGTGCGTTGTGCCCTTCGTTCAGTAGCTCACGAACGATGGGCCGACGATCCACGCCCCTGGTCAGATTGAGAGCGTCCGTCCGTGCAATCTTGGCGTTCGCCAGCTCGGTGGCGTATCGCCTTTTCAGTCGAGCCACGACCCTCCTATCCGCCTTGCTGATGCGCGGACGAGCCACGATGCTGGTGCTCTCTGGTAGAAGACCATACTGTGCCAGGACTGGACGTAGTTCTTCTTCTGTCATGTCATACCTCCGGGAGATCTATCCCACTCGTGCCCTCCGTGGGCAGATAACTTCTATCGAGAATAGCGGCGAGCCACGGGGTGCCTTCCATGCGCTCACGTAAAGCCTTGATTGCCCGCATGGTCTCTCGTCTCATCGTCTGGTCAGAGCACCCAAGCATGCGACCGGCTTCGGCATACGATACCTGGCCAATGACGCATAGCTCGATGGCTGAACGCTGGCGATCCGGCAGGTCTTGCAGCAGGGTATCGAGGACCAGAGCGGACGCGTCCTCACTGGGGTCATTGGCAAAATACTCGTCGTAGTACGAGAGGTCGCCGGCAAGAACACCCGAGTCACTTCGACTGGGATCGTAGGGTATGTCCTTGCCGCGTCTCACAGTTGTGAAGGTGTCTTGCGTTTGCTGGGGTAGCGCGGATAGTTACAGGTACGCTGTCAGTGCCGAGCTTGGTATCCTATCCCGAGTGTACGGCTAAGCCAGACAGGAAGACCCTCTGCTGCTACCAGGGGGTCTTTCGCTTTTCCTGATCTTGGTGGGCGGGGTCTCTTGGGTGGTGTGTATCTTTCCATTACCACGAGTCTACCGACTCGATGGTAAATGGGAAACCTACCCACAGCACCCTGAAAAGACCCGGTGGGAAAGACAAAACCGCAGGTCAGAGCCTTGTTTTGTGTGTGAGAGAGGGTAGATGAGTCTTTCCCGAGCCTTTCCCGAGGGTATTTCAGAGCACCCCAAAACAAAGACAGCAATGTCCGTTATGTCCTAAAATAAAAGTGACCCACATCACACCAAATAACCCAACTGACCACGTGCCAAGACAACAAAAGTAACCACTCTCCAAGCCATGCCACGAGTATCCAACAAAGGCAAGACCTGCCAAGAGACCAACTGTACCGGTCCAGTCATGGCCAAGATGTACTGTGCTCCCCACTACCGCAAGCTGGTCAGAGATCCCAAGATGGCCTGCCAGGTAGCCGACTGTACCAGCCGTGCCGTATCGGTCAAGACCCTGTTCTGCCATCGCCACCGGCAAAACCCATTAGCCCCAAGCAAGTCAGCTGCCGTAGCTGCCACGATAACCGAGCTGTCCGCACTGGCAAATGTGTCTAACTCAAACGTCTATGGATGCTGGCTGTACCCGATACTCAACGAGCACGGCTACTCTATGGTCCATGCCCGGTTCAATGGGACGAGATACACGGTAGGCCACCGGCTTGCCTATGCGATCGCTAAGGGTGAGCCAAAGCCCGGTATGGACATTCACCATACCTGTGCCAACCGACCTTGTGTAAACCCTGAACACCTGGTTGAGGTTACAAAGGAAGAGAACCGTGCCGAGATGCACGAGCGTAACCGCATGACCAAGATGCTGGGCCGGTTGATGTTGGAGAACGAGAGGTTGAACGAGGAAGTTGAGTGGTTACAGTCGCAACTTACACAACAGACCCTTGCCGCTGGACGTGAGGCACTCACAGTGTAGTCATAGGTAGCAACCGTTGTTACCAGTGACAAGATAGGAAGCACACTATGAATACCAAGCGACCAACCTACGAGCAACTGATGGCAGACATCAAGGCCGGTAAGGTGACAGACGTAGAAGTAGTAGGACCATACGCATACGGCAAGCTATCCAAAGGTAGCGATGAGTCAGTAGCAATCGAACGGCAGGCTAACTAACATGGGTATCTACGACGTAACAGTGACCATGACGATCAAGGCACCAACAAGAAACCTTGCCGTAGCACAAGCCTTTGACAGGGTAATGAACCGCAATGACCACGCTATCGAGGAAGTCCAGCTCGAAAAGGTAAGCGAGGTCAAGGCATGAGAAACATCGACCCAGACAAAGTAATCTACACACGACCCTACATACCCAAGTGGATGAAGGTCACCTACTTCATCATGCTTGCCCCGATCGTAGTAATAGTCGGTGGCTTCCTGCTGCTGCTCCTGGCAATGGCGGTGGCTGCGCTGTGAACACCTTCACAATGACATGCAACCACTGCGACAAGACCTTTCAAATCAACGATACCAACCGGCACAGGTGGTCAAAGGGTGCTTGTGACACCTGCTATCTACGACTGTCACTTGACCCGCACGCCAAGATGACTATCCGTCTAACCGAGAAAGGCAGGCAAGCATGACCGAGATCCCAAGCACACCAGTAGAAGGCTGTGAGTGTGGCTGCAACGACACACCGGCTGAACTCGAAGCAAGACGTGAAGCCTGCCATGCCAATGCCCAAACCGGTGTGACAATGGACGCTCTTGAAATGATCCGTGCCCAAGTCAAAGCCTACGAAGAAGCTGACTCGCTAACTGACGAGCAGCAAGAGTCCCTTGACCAAGCAAGACAGGTACTTGCCACGGTTGAAGAGATGACCAGGCAAGGACACAAGATCAACCTAAAGCTGTTGTAACCCATACAAAGAAAAACCCCCGGCAGGAGAAGTGGCCGGGGGTTTCTTGTTTAGATACGCATGCCGTACTTGTACATCTTGTGGCGATGCAAGTCACGAGCTGCTTCCATACGTGCCTCAATCTCAATAGCCTCGGGTGTGTTGCCAAGACGATAGATAAGATAGCCGATGGCCAGGAGTGCTGGTAGTAGGTAGATCATGTTGCTCCTTTGGAGTATGTCGGTATGGGTAGAACCGTAGACGCTGACCGGGGGCAAGCAAGACACCTGTTTTGGTATGACCCAAGCCAGCCCAACCACCGACCGCCTGCTGGTCGGCAACTGCCTCGAAACTCTCAAGACTCTTGACGATGCAAGCATAGACAGTATTGTCACTGATCCACCTTACGAACTCGGCTTCATGGGTAAGGCATGGGACGCAAGCGGCATCGCCTACCAGGTAGATCTATGGCGTGAATGCCTGCGTGTACTAAAGCCGGGCGGACACCTACTTGCCTTCGGCGGCACCCGTACCTACCACCGCATGGCCGTAGCCATCGAGGACGCAGGCTTTGAGATACGTGACAGTATCCACTGGACCTATGGTTCTGGTTTTCCTAAGTCGCTCAACGTTAGCAAGGCTATTGACAAGGCTGCCAAGGCCGAGCGTAAGGTTGTAGGCGTAAACAAGAATGTGATACGCGCAAGCAAAGAGGCAGGCGGGTCTGACTACGGTGGGTTCAGCAAGGCAAACGCGGCAGTTACAGCACCAGCAACCAAAGCAGCTAAGCAATGGAACGGCTGGGGCACAGCACTCAAACCATCACACGAACCAATCGTAGTAGCACGCAAGCCACTTGACGGAACCGTAGCTGCCAACGTACAGCAGCATGGCACAGGGGCCCTCAACATAGATGCTACTCGTATTGGTTATGTTGATGAGAATGATGGTGGCGATTGGGGTAGATTTGCAAATCACCAGTCATCAAAAACGATAAGAAAAAATATGACTGAAGATGGTCAAGGTTTATTGGATGGTCGTGTTGATAACGGAAAACAGTCAGGCCGCTTCCCAGCAAACACACTACTGACACACAACCACGACTGCGATACAACCTGCACACCCAACTGCCCAATAGAACTACTTGATCAACAGCAAGAAGAAGTATCACGCTTCTTCCACAATAGCCAATGGTCACAAGCAGATGATCTAACTCCGTTCATCTACCAAGCCAAGCCCGGTAAGAAGGAACGCAATGCTGGGTTAGAACATCTGGGCACCAGAAATAGCAGTAAGATGATGCGTAAAGCCAACAATACCAGCGAGGAACAGAGCAAAGGATTCGAGCAGTTCGCCGGCGCACCAGCACAGAACTTCCACCCAACTGTCAAACCAGTACAACTCATACGCTATCTGATCAAGATGGTGACACCACCCAAAGGAACCGTGCTTGACCCGTTCCTCGGTTCAGGCACTACAGCAGTAGCAGCAATCCTTGAAGGTTTCGAATGGAAAGGCTGCGAGCTAACCGAGGACTACCTGCCCATCATCAAAGGCCGTACAACATGGGCAACCAAAGAACGCAAGAAGCAAGTCAAGCAACCAAAGCAGGAGACCTTGCTATGAACCCATTCAGCAGGTTCATCAGGTTGAAGGTAGCGTGGTGGCGAACCCAACTGTGGTTGATAAGGCAGTCACGTCTTGCTTGGTATCTGATCGGCATACTCGCCGGCTGGCTGCTCTGCTCTGAGTATCAGGTCTACCTTGCTACGGGCAGCTGGACAACCTTCCCCTGGCAATAGGGCAAAACGGACAACCCCCGGACCTAACACTGTGACTGTGCCAAGATAACCAGCCACCTCACGATCCCTGGTATGACCCATACACCAGAGGATACGACTGACCATATGAACCTCGACCAGTTCGAGAAGGCTACTACCCTGCTTGATCCTAACTGGCTTGACAATGCAGCGTGTCAAGAAATGGACATTGACATGTTCTTCAACTACAACGAAACCTCGGGGCCGTCATTGTCCGCCCTCAAAGCTTGCCAGTCCTGCCCGGTACGTCGCGAGTGCCTACTCACCATAGCAGAGTTTGAGTCCAACCTCAACGCCAATGCTGGTAAAGGTATGTTCGCCGGCTTGACCCCAACCAAGCGACGCAAGATGTATCAGACCGTCGCTATCAAGAACTACGAGAAGGTCGCACTCGAACTGCTCAATGAGGCTATCCATGAAAAGGAATACAACGACTGGACACAAAGTGCCTATGAGATCGAGAAGCGTGCTGTCGCCCATCGCCTAGTAGCCAAGCCTAACAAGCGAACCCAATACTGCAAGACACACAACTACCCGGTTGTCGGACTGCGCTCAGAAACCCGCTCAACAATCGGCAAGGTTCTGATGTACGGCTGCTACCACAATGAGCAATCTCACTACCTGTATCGCGTCAATAACCAACTACTAAACCGAGAGGAATACGAAGAACTATGTGCTGCGAAATAGGACACCCATGTAACTGTAAGCAGACGATTACCTGTCACAGTTGCCAACAGAAGATAGCAAGCGATGACTTCGCGCACATCGATAGCCACTTCGATGACGATGGTATGGTGTGCGCCGACTGCCACATCAGTGTACCCAAGACATACAACGGGCTATGCCGGTCTTGCGAAATCGATAGGCAAATCCGCAGATGATCAGGTGCAAACTCTGCGGCAAAGAGCTGGTCGTGAGCAACCTCAATGACCGAGCATACGCAATAGAGGAAGGTCGAATCGGTGGCTACGTCTGCCAGCTCGACATGGGTCAAGCCGTCTACCACAAACCGGAGGTCATATACTATGAAACCAATCGATGAAACAATAGCAACTGAGGCGGTGAGCCTAGTCACCGGCGACAGACAGAAAGCCTACGGCCACCCGTCAAAGAACTTTGAGGACATTGCCCGACTATGGTCAGTGGTGCTCGGGATAGAAGTCACACCAGCACAGGTCGGTATGTGTATGGTACAAGTCAAACTCGCAAGAGAGGTCTTCGTACCTAAGCGTGACAACCTAGTAGATGCCGTCGGGTATCTGCTCGCCTACGATGCAACAAAGGAGGAAGAACATGCGCAGACTATTCGTTTCACTAACGACAGTAGCCTTGATGATCTCATGCGTGCAGCCAACGAACGCCTCTAACTTCCCGGTGAAGTGCTACACCCGCTTTGACAGCGGTGTATTACTCACGGTATGTAGCGACGGCTTCTACGCCTACACGGTTCGTGACGGATGGTACAAGGTTAGCACCTGGCAAAGCACCAAGATACCACAATACAAGGTTGTCTGCCGAGGCATGAATACCCGCAGTCTGCTACCTGTGCCAAGATGCAAAGGCCCGGAGATGCGAGTCTTCAACCAGTAGCTACCACTTCACCTTGTTCGCCCAGTACGCCGCAGACATCGGACCCTTCTTGATGTTGGCGGCGTGCCGTGCTTTGAAGGAACGCTGACGCGCAGTTGGTTGGCGATCTCCGGTCACACCCTGCTGACCAAAACGAATCGTCTTGACCTGGCTGCCTGACTTGGCAACTACCACATGTGACTTGGTTGGGTGGCTCGGTGTCCGCTTCGGCTTGTTGAATCCGGAGACACCAGCTCGTGCTAACCGTGGGTCTTTCTTCATTTGGATAGACTCCTTGCTGCATTAGCTAACTCTTTATGTGTGCCAGTCCAGCCGGGTAGCAAACTGATGTAAGTCCGCCTCTCGATTTTGTTCAGACCCCTCAAATCGTTGGCGATTGTCTGATATACAACGTCGGTGCTGACAACTTTCGTAGGTATATTTTCTTGTACAAAATGCGTACGTAAGCCAGAGCGGTTGCCGGCGAAATGATCCAACAAGTCGGTGGTATCAGGAAGTGCGATAATATCAAGCACGTTTTCCACGGGCACACCGCTTCTTTTCACCTTGTCAATATCCTGGTACATAAACTCAGCGGCCCTTATCTCCGCATTTTTTCCTGTAAACCCACGAGATTCAGCACCCCTGACCAGTGACTGATACCTATCTGAAAGTTGCAAGTCATTCTTGAACTTTTCAGGAGCTGACTGCATAATAGCGTCTACGTCATCTTTGTATTTATCTGGCAGCCAACCGTTTCTTACTTTCATCGTTACAAGTTCCGCGTCAGTAACGTGGTCGCTCGCATCAACAACCCGACCCTGCTGCTTAGGCACATTGACCAGCTTGCCCGCCATAGGTGGGGCAACCGGGGTTGTCTGCTTGGTTGGTTTGACCGGATTAGGTAGGTTCACAAGTGCGCCGCCCATTATGGGCATGACTGGTGTCTGCGTCTTGCGACCAAGATCGGGAGACGGCGGTGTTATAAGGCGGTATGGGCCGACCGGATTTGGGGTGGCATACGACAGGATTGCACGCGCCTTATCTTTATTAGCTGCCACGGCCATGACTACTTAGACTTCTTGGCCTTTGCCGCCGTCTTTACTACCATCTTCTTACCAGTCTTCTTGGCCGCAGCCTTAGCTGCCTTCATACCCTTTGCGTCGTACGCATACATCTTTCCGTTTACCTTTGGCATTTCGTCCTCCTACTCCTCGTCTAGCATCTCGACAAGTTTCGAGATGATCTTCATGTGCTTCTTGTGGCTATCCTCGGCACCGGCTTCATAGTCGTCTTCCTCGACGTAGCCCTTGTGGTCGCACTCCTCGCAACCTTCGCCTTCACAGTGCCCACACTTCATAGGCTTGTCGCCGTACTCGTCCTCGGAATCGGACATTTCGGGCAACGGTCCAGCCTTCTTTTTGAGAGCCTCTGTCGGTGGGGTCACACCCTTGCCGGGCTTCTTGGGCATGGCGAACATGATGATCGCCGCCTCTTTGCCGCCTGTATCCATTGGCATGTGCACCCTCCTAACGGGCCTCACCTATGCCCGCCCCCCGACACAAGCGGACAGCGCGTGCCCCCCGAGGAGAAGACATAACGATAACCCACATACCTCATACATGAAAGGAAACCATGACAAGCCCAATCCACAGTCAGACCATTGACGGGGTACGTTAC